CTAGGATGTGGCATTGCTCCAGACCCTTACGGAGTTCTTCATTAGAGACTGTGCCATGATAGTTGATCTTTGGATGTTGCCGACAACGTTCAAACAAAGCCTCAAACTGCTGATCACGTTCTTCCCAACCATACAACTTGAATGACGAATAGACATCCAACTCAATATTCTTGTCTGTCCGCTTGCAAAGTTCTTCAAAAGCAGGAACAAGAATGTTTAACCCGCGATGTGGTGTTGACCAGTATGCAAAGCGAATAACATCTTTAGGCTTTTCATGCACTGGAATAGGAACGATAGAGTTATTAATAACCAGACACTTGCTGTAAGGAATCTGATAGTGATTGATATAGGCTTGCATTTGCCAGTTAGATACAAAGATAAGCCAATCAAACTTCTTCCATCCACCATTCTTTAGGTGTTCTGATGCAGGATCGCCAGGAAGATCGTGCAAGTAGTAAATCTTAATCTTATCTTCTTCTAGTGGAAACTCTAGCCGAGACACCACGATCTGAAACTCTGACAAAAGTTCTGGATCAACTGCTTCAACAAGGCGTTCACAGAGAAGTTCTGTGCCGCCACGAGCCTTGCTATTCATATCAGCACGGATCAGTTTGCCGTTAAGAATATGCATTAAGCAAAAGCCTCTTCAACATAGGTAAACATCATGATCGAATCATGGCGGAAAGAACGCCAGCCTTTTGCTTCAAGATCCCAAACGGCAAGCACATCTGAATTAGACTTGCGGCTTTGAACTTGCTCTTCTAGATCGGTCTGTGCTGGCAAAAGATCGGGGCGAAGCGTACACTTCATAACTCGTTCTGTGCCATCTTTCTTTGTGAAAGTAACTTCAAGAATGCGCTCCTTAAGAGTGTTCTTAAGGAAATCGTTTACGGTATCGGTCATAATAAAATCTCTCTCTATTCTGTTAGAAACTGTTCGTTTGTTTTGTTCAACCACTCAGCCAACTTCTCGTAGCCGCCGATTGGCATTCCAGCAACCATGATATATGGCACAGTCTTAACATGTGGGAATGTTGCGATAAACTGTTCCTTCATAACATGCTCGCCGATAACAATCTCGGTGTAGATCATACCCTTGCTATTAAGCAAGTTCTTAGCCTTAACACAAGATGGGCATGATGGTTGTGAGTAGATTACGATACTCATGCGGCTGCACTCTTATCAGCCTTCTCAGGCTTCAGCACAAACAACCGACCTTGTGGCTTGCCCCAGTAGTCATTAGCGCGAACCTTGATGAACCGCTTGTTAGAGCCGATAGCACCAGTGTCAATAGACAACCAAGGGTTCTGCATCTTTTCCCAAGCATCGATCTTGAACATCAAGCGATCACCGGTGGAACGTTCCTTGCTGATCAAACCAGTTAGCGACTTAGATACCGAAGAGTGAACACCCTTAGATGTGTACTTCGACCGACTTCTCTTCTTTCCCATAATATTTTCCTTTAGTGTGTGAATAATGCGATTAGAACGAGTATTCCAAAAATAATACTCAATGCTTTTAGTTGACCTATTGTCATAGGTTTTGACTTACGAGTTTTCCGACTTTTGATTTTTTGTGCTGTACTTTTTGGAAACTTAGTTTTTTTAGGTATCGGTTTATTTAAAACTGTAACTCTTTTATTAACCCATCCACTTGGAGATATTGTTGTTTGTGTAAGAGTTCTTTTACCGTTAGATTGAGTAGATATAGTCTTTCTAGTACTAGATCCAACACCAAGTTTTTGTCCAGAACTTTGAGAATATGTTCTACTCCCGTTACTGTTTTGAGTTGTGGTAGTTCTCGTTTTGCCTGTTGTGCGTGTAGTTCTCTTATAGGCCATCTTCAATATATCTCATACATCATTTAAAGTCAATCAGTTATTGTGCCATTGCTCAAGACAGCAATATTATAATCACGGTCAAGATACTTATATGTAATCTTTTGTGGATCAAATGTCTCTAACATCTCAAACACATCATAGATATCTAGGGCGGAACAGGTATAAACATCCAATTGACAGACCGCAGGAGTTTCTTCATCCCAAACATGCATTGCAATGTGGCTAGTCTCAATGATGGTAACAGCAGTTAAGCCTCTGTTGCCGACCATGTTACTATACACTGCATAAGGACCCATCAGAATCTTCATGCCGATCTTATCAACTAGCGACTTCATCCAAAGTTCAATAGCAGTTGTGCATTTAGGTGGATTGGCTAGTTCAGCCCTAATAATCAAATGTTTGTGTTCAAGGAGTTTAGTCACGTCATTTAGTTCCCTTCGGGTTGATTGAATAACAGATTTTTCACATGTGTAGCCTGGACCTTGCATTGGACCCAAGAGTTATAAAAGTTGCCATCTAAAACTGCATCATGATCAAATATATATTTTGCTTCCCAGTAGTTGACTTCACCTCTACCTTTGCACAGTTTTAAGATTGTTCTTTTGAAGTTTTCTTTTCCCATCTCTTCTAC